AAACATTTCTTAACATAATTAATCCCACAATTACTCGGAGTTTTAAATGACTGCATCCATCGCCCAACAGCGTGGAAGCAATATTTGGCAAGAGTTCTGTGAATGGGTAACCTCAACCGACAATCGTTTGTATGTCGGTTGGTTTGGAACACTGATGATTCCTACCCTTCTCGCAGCAACCATCTGCTTCATTGTTGCTTTCATTGCTGCACCTCCCGTCGACATCGACGGCATCCGTGAGCCTGTTGCCGGCTCCCTGATGTACGGCAACAACATCATCTCTGGTGCTGTTGTTCCATCGTCTAACGCTATTGGTCTTCACTTCTATCCCATCTGGGAAGCAGCAAGTCTTGATGAATGGCTTTATAACGGTGGTCCCTTTCAGTTGATTGTTTTCCACTTCTTGATCGGCATCTACGCTTATATGGGTCGTGAATGGGAACTGTCCTATCGTCTCGGAATGCGTCCTTGGATCTGTGTTGCTTACTCTGCACCTGTTGCTGCTGCTAGTGCAGTATTCCTTGTTTATCCTTTTGGTCAAGGTTCTTTCTCTGATGCTATGCCTCTGGGAATTAGTGGTACGTTTAACTACATGCTTGTCTTCCAGGCAGAACACAACATTCTAATGCATCCTTTCCACATGCTTGGAGTTGCTGGTGTGTTCGGTGGTTCTCTGTTCAGTGCAATGCACGGTTCTCTGGTTACTTCCTCACTGGTTCGTGAAACGACTGAGAACGAAAGTCAGAACTATGGTTACAAGTTCGGTCAAGAAGAAGAGACTTATAACATCGTTGCTGCTCACGGTTATTTTGGTCGCCTTATCTTCCAATATGCCTCGTTCAATAACTCCCGTTCGCTGCACTTCTTCCTTGCTGCTTGGCCTGTTGTTGGTATCTGGTTCACTGCTCGTGGTGTTAGCACCATGGCATTCAACCTGAATGGTTTCAACTTTAACCAGTCCATTCAAGATAGTCAGGGTCATGTAATTAATACATGGGCAGACATTCTTAATCGTGGTGGTCTTGGTATGGAAGTAATGCATGAACGTAACGCCCATAACTTTCCACTAGATCTTGCTGCTGCTGATGCAACTCCTGTTGCTCTAACTGCACCTGCTATTGGTTGACAAGAACATAAACAAATGTTATACTGGGGGTTCGATAAGAACCCTTTTTTTATGTACGATTATTGGGTAGTTACAGACACTAGAACTGGTCGAGTTATTGCACACTGTGGTGAAGAACTTGATGCTATGATGTTAGTTGGATTTGATAAAGATAAAAGGTCTTATCGAAAACAAAAGTTTATTTTAGATCAAGTTATTACAGTAACATCATCAGTAGATAAACAACTTCCTGGGCAAATTGGTTTACCACCTGGAACTTATAAAATTGAAGATAGAAAAATATATAGTATTGAGGAAGGAACCTCAATACCAGTAACCATAAATTAAAATGAAAGCAGTAATATATTCAAAACCAGATTGTCCATACTGTGAGAAAATAAAAGTAATTTTATTCCATTTTGCCATTGAATATAAAGAATACATATATGGTAGAGATTTTGATCGCACACAATTCTATGCTGAATTTGGTGAGGGATCAACATTTCCGCAGGTTTTATTAGATAATAAGCACATTGGCGGATGCACAGACACAATCAAATATCTAAAGGAACAAAATCTAGTTTAGATATATCAATAAATAAAGGTGTAGAACTTCTACTTAGGAGTAAGAAACCAGAAGTAAAAATCTTAAGATTTGGAAAGTGGTTTCTTCCTTTTACAAACAAGGAATTTACCATTTGCTTAGAAATAAGAGAACGGTAATCCCAGGAGAATAAAAATGTTAGCAGCTGTCATTTGTTTAGCAACACTATGTTGCCTGTTGACATTGGGTTTAGGAGTTGTTGTTGGGTATTTGGTTAGACAATACTTACAAGATGTCACACCACAGTATTCACATCCTGAAATGTTTGATTCTAATGGCAACCCACTTCCAGACGAAATTATTGCCTTCAGATTTGAAGGTAACGCAGAACACTTAGATGAATTTGACGATTAACTATGACAAAACTACCAAATAACCCCTTGGTTTCTGAAGTTTTCAAAGCTGCGCACGGCGGAAAAACTGTAGAACGTAAGGTTGAAATTTTACAAGAACACAGAAGTGACCATATCAAAGCACTTCTCATCTGGAATTTCGATAAAGGACTTGAAAGTGCTCTTCCGCCAGGTGAAGTTCCTTATAAAAAGAATGAAGCACCTGCAGGAACTGCAGGACATACTAGACTTGTTCACGAATGGAGAATGCTTTATAACTTTGTCAAAGGCGGCAACGATAAGATTTCACAAATGAAGCGTGAACAAATGTTTGTTCAACTTCTTGAGGCACTTCATGCTGATGAAGCAGAAATTGTTACTTTGGTAAAAGATAAAGAATTACAATCAAAGTATCGCATCACTAGAAGTGTTGTTGAACAAGCATATCCCGAAATTGTTTGGCGAGATAAGTGATTGGAATTTTCATTGATATAACAGATCATTGTAATTCTAAATGTCCTCTTTGTACTAGACACAAAGTTTCTAAGTTTACAAATGTCGTAGATTTAGTTCCCACGACATTTGTAAACAGATCTTCTGTGTCTATGGAAACTTGGAAAACTTGGTTTACTCCAGAAGTTCTTAAAAAAATTTCTTTTATTAATTTTCAAGGATCATTTGGTGAACCAAGTCTTTGTGAAGACTTACTAGATATAATTAAGTACTCAAGATCTATTAATAAAAATATAGATATTTTGATGAGTACTAATGGTGGAACAAGAGATAAAAATTTTTGGAAGTCTCTTGGAAGACTTTTATTTTTTTCAACACCCAACTCTAGGGTAATTTTTTCTATTGATGGATTAGAAGATACCCTAGCAGAATATAGAGTTGGTGTTGATTATAATAAAGTTATAGATAATGCAAAGTCTTTTATTTCTGGAGGTGGAAACGCAGAGTGGAGAATGTTAGTTTTTAAACATAATGAACATCAAATTGAGCAGTGTAGAAAACTTTCCAAAGAACTTGGATTTAAAAAATTTTCTCATCAGACTGTAAATGGATTTTGGGATACGTCTGGTGCTGGCAGTGGATCTTATAGTTACATGCATAAAGGTGAATTAAAAACTTTACATGAAGCTTCCGATCCTAAATACACCACCAATCCAGGAAGAACGGGAGAAAACTCGGATATTCATTGTGAGTTTAAACACAAAATAAATTCTGTAGGAAATCTTAGAGTAGATAGCATGGGAATAGTTCATGCTTGTTGCTATCATCAAGCTAGATTAAGATATTTTTATCCTGATTACTATATTAATAAAAATCCAGATGCAAAACCTGTTTATGATGAGAGTATTGATAATCCAAATATGGGTTCTGGAGTTAAATATTTACAGAAAATTTTCTATGATAGTATCATACCTCTTATAGAAGAACAGGGAGGATTAAAGAGTATTAACTTAAATTATTTTTCTTTAGATGAAATTATTAATACCCCATTTTTTCAGCATAGTTTAATTTCATCTTGGAAAAATCCTACACATATGTGTAGGGAAAATTGTGGTGTTTCTCGCATAAAATAAGTAACAAATTATACAAAATTACTTGACTAGATAGTGTATAGACGCTATAATGTGTCTACGTTCATCTCTTTCGGGAGACGCAAGTAAGTCGCGGAACGGAGCGTTCATCTATGGAAGCAGTTCTAATTACTTGTTTGCAATTTGGACAACTAGTTAGTAGGGTGAACAATTCTTATTATCCTACTATAGTGAAACAACAAATTATTGCAGAACTTGTAAGGGTTTCCCCTAAGAAGTGCGGCATAGACGCAAACGGCTGAAGGAACGGGCCTAAAAATCCATTCATTCAGGAGAAACAAAATGACTACTGCAACTTATCGTGGATGTCAGTATAATACTGATGTTCCAAAAGAAGAATACCGTCAATGGTATTCGGAAACCCATTCTCCAGCACATGCAACAAACACATATCGTGGAGTTGCCTATCGCCCATGTAAAAATTCGGAGGTAGCAAAATGAACTGGTTGAATGTTATTCGTAGACAAATTCAAAAACAAAAGAAACTCCAAGAAGCCCAATATCATATGGCAACTCTTGGATGATTGATCGGGGGAATTGACTTCCCCCTTTTTTATTGGTATAATTAGTACAGGAGGTAACATCAAATGCGTTACAAGGAAACAATTCGTCTGGTCAAGAAAGCACTAGAACAACCTTGGAAATACTCTGATGCTGAACTTTTGTATATGAGGAAAGCTTTAGATGATGCCATCTTAGGATTAGCAACAAAGAAATTTAACAAGAAAAAGAAAAAAGGATTTGGTTACAATGACAGTGAAATTGATTAGTGTGACGCCAGATGCAGAACAAACAATGGCATATGTTGCTAGGGTTTCTAATCCAGCAAATCAAGATAATGAAAACTATGCAGGCTTGTTACGTTATTGTATTAAGCACAATCATTGGTCTGTATTTGAGCAGGCATTTATGACACTTGAGATTGAAACCAATCGTGGTATTGCAGCACAAATTCTGCGTCACCGTTCGTTTACGTATCAAGAGTTTTCTCAACGTTATGCAGACACTAATCTTTTAGCGACTGAAATTCCAATTCCAGAACTTCGCCGTCAAGATACCAAGAACCGTCAGAATTCTATTGACGATTTGGAGGAAGACAAAGTTTTTGTGATGAATAAAATGATCCAAGATCTATTCAAAGATGCACAAGACGTTTATAATTTCCTTCTAAGTCAAGGTGTTGCTAAAGAATGTGCTCGCTTTGTTCTTCCTCTTGCAACTCCTACACGCATTTATATGTCTGGTAGTGTTCGTTCTTGGATACACTATATCAATCTTCGTTCTGCAAATGGAACTCAGAAAGAGCATATGGATATTGCAAACGAATGTAAGAAAGTATTTGTAGAACAGTTTCCTGTGGTATCTGAAGCACTTGAATGGGCATGAAAGTTCTTGGAATAAATCTTGCAAAGAATGGATCAATTGCAATCATTAATAATGGTGAATTAGAATTCTATCTTGAAGAAGAAAGAGTTACTAGAAAAAAGCGTGATGTTGGTGCTTATGCTTTGTGTGAAAAGTATGTAGACGATACAATTGATGTTGCAGTTTATTCTGATTGCTTTACAAAATACAACATAAATTATAATCTTGAAAAACGATCCTATAAAAAAAAGTTAGATCAACTTTTATACTCTAAAGGAGTAAAAAAGATTTTAGATTTTTCTACTAGACATCATGAATGTCATGCAGCATCTGCTTTTTATGGATCTGGATTTGATGATGCTGTTTGTGTTGTGATGGATGGCAAAGGATCTGTTCTTAAAAAGAATAGTATATCTTTTTGCGAAATAGAAAGTATTTACAATGTTGTAGATGGAGAATTTATTCCTCTATTTAAACATTATTCTTGTTTTTATAATCGGTCTTTGTGTGAAAAGGTTGAAGAACCTTTTTGGGATGGCATTAATTTATTCAGTAATAGAGTAAGTCTTGGGCAAGCATTTAGATGTGTTTCTGCATACTGTGGATTTGATGAACTTGAAGCAGGAAAAACAATGGGGTTATCTGCGTATGGTTCTGGCGTAGTTAATCTTTTTAATGAAGAGTGTGGTCATAGTTTTTGTAGTAAAGATATTCATCCTAGAGATGATAATGGATGGACAAAATATTATGGCAAAGAAACTGCAAAAGAAGATCTAGCATATAATCTTCAAAAGTCTGCAGAAAATCATACACTATACATGATTAAAAAGGCAGTAGAACTTTCTGGTAAGAAAAATGTAGTTGTATCTGGTGGTTTCTTTTTGAATTGTGTTTCTAATTATAATGTGCTAAAATCATTGGATATAAATTTATACGCTGATCCATTGTCTTATGATGGTGGACATGCATTTGGATCTGCAATG